TCTGGGCATTTTATCTATGTGGGATCATCGTCAGTATCTGATATTACTGCTTCTTTTGAATTTCCGCGTGTTCCAACGAGAACAAATAGTGACGAAGGGGTTATTACAAATCAAAAGGGCGCTTATTTTGGCGCTACTGCTAACAAGGTGGCGAGCAACCGTGTTGAACCTAGCGTGAAAGACATGTTGCGACGCAAACCTGAGAATATGGATTCTTTTACCACTATCCCTGATGAATTAGAATATTCCTGGGTTGTTTCTTTGGATGATGTAAAACCAAGCACCACCGCAGGCACTTTAGCAACTTGGGTTAGCGGGTCTCGAAGAGACGGGGACTCCTACACTGCTTTGAGTGCGTCGTATAAGGCGGTTCTAGATGCTGGGTTTAATAAGATCACCACTGTTCTCAATGCTGGGTTCGAAGGGTTGGATATATTAGAAAAAGAACCTTTCCGCAATAGTGGAATGCCCACTTCTGCAACTCCTGGCAATAATTATGCTTTCGCATCGTTGGACCGTGCCATTGACACAGTCTCGGATGCCGAAGTAGTAGAGTGTAATATGGCAACAGTGCCTGGAATTACGAATCCGAAACTTACCAGCAAGTTGCTGGATGTATGTGAGGCGCGCGCCGATGCGCTGGCGATTATCGACCTTCAAGGTGGGTATGAACCTCCCACTGAAGATGCTGACAAGACAGATTCAGAGCGAATAGGAACAGTCAATGGCACCATCAGTACTTTTGAAGATAGAAATATCAACAATAGTTATGGTTGCGCTTACTACCCATGGGTTCAAATTACAGATACAGTAACTACTGGCGGTTCCCTGTGGGTACCTCCGAGTGTTGTTATTCTTGGAACGCTTGCTAGTAGTCAAGCAGCTAGCGAACTGTGGTTTGCTCCTGCCGGGTTTACTAGAGGAGGGTTGTCCGAGGGCAGCGCAGGAGTTCCAGTTACCAATGTGCGCTCCAGACTGAACTCGCAGGAAAGAGACGATCTCTATAACGCGGGCATTAACCCCATTGCTCAATTTCCAGCAGAAGGTATTGTTGTCTTCGGACAGAAGACCCTTCAGGTAACTCGCTCTGCACTGGATCGGATTAACGTGCGAAGGTTGATGATCTTCGTGAAGCGACGCATCTCGCAGATTTCTGCTACACTGTTGTTTGACCAGAACGTCACGGCAACGTGGGGCAGGTTCTTAGGGCAAGTCAATCCATTCCTTGGGAGTATTCAAACTAGATTGGGTCTTACTGATTATAAGGTTATCTTGGATGAGACTACGACAACGCCTGATTTGGTAGATAGGAATATTTTGTATGCAAAGATTTTCTTGAAACCTGCACGCGCAATTGAGTTTATCGCTCTTGATTTTGTAATCACAAGATCTGGCGCAAGTTTTGAGGACTAAAATTAGAAATGATTACTAATTATAGTAGAACAGGAAGGAGACTTTAAAATATGCCATTTTGGAAAGACGCACAAGTAGCAGATCCTAAGAGATCATTTAGATGGGTACTTCAATTAGGGGTTGCTGGGTTGTCCGAGCACATTACTTATATTTGTAAGTCGGTCACGAAACCTGCCATAGACATTAGCGAGTCTGAGCATAAGTTTTTGAACCACACCTTCTATTATCCAGGTATGGTAACTTACGAACCCATCACTGTTCACCTGGTTGATCCAGCGAATCCTCATTCTACCGATCTTTTATTCAAATTGATTCAAGATTCCGGATATCAGCTGCCTTCCTCTATCGATGACTCGGTTGGTGCAGATAGCACCATGGCGTCTACAATTAGCAAGCGATTGGGAACTGGAGCAATGAACAGTTGTGTCATCGTAATGCTAGACGGTGATGGTAACACCATTGAAAGAACTATTTTGCAAAATCCTTGGATTAAGAGTGTGAATTTTGGTGGTGATCTGGATTATGAAACTGAAACTTTGATGGACATCGAAATGCAAATTCGATTTGACTGGTTCGAACTGGAGACTTTCGTAGTCGATCCAAGTCCATGATAGATATATAAAGCGAAAGCGAGGTACTAATGACAAGAAGAAGTAACGAGGAGCGCCTCGGAATGCCGACCACAGGGGCGAAGCATTCCGACGAAGCGCCACCAGTGTTTGACGCCCCTGAAAACTCAACAGAAAATAATAATAGTTTATCATATGTTGTGCCTACTGAGATAGTGGAACTACCATCACAAGGGAAATTCTATCCAGAGGGTCATCCTCTTCACCAGGTGAATGAGATTGAAATAAAAGAAATGACCGCAAAAGAGGAGGATATCCTTACAACTGAATCTTTTATTCGGAAAGGAATTCTCTTTGATCGGTTGCTAGCAAGTTTGATAGTAGATAAATCAATCAAAACAGAAGACTTGTTGGTCGGCGATAGGAATGCTCTTTTGGTTGCAGCACGCATAAGTGGTTACGGCGCCGCTTACCCTACAGAAGTGGCATGCCCGGTGTGTGATGAGATTTATGAAAACCATGAATTTGATTTGGCATTATGCTCCTGCAAGGAGTTGGTGGATGTAGAGACAACGGAAGATGAAGACTTGAGTGGGTATGTCGCCCAGTCTCTCGATGGTAATTTTCTAATCACCCTTCCGAAATCAAGAGTTACTCTTGAAGTGAAGTTGCTTACAGGAAGGGATGAACTTGGGATTGCGCATTCGCAAGAAATGAAGAGGAAAAAGAAGTTACCAGAGAGTCCTTTGACAGAACACATGAAAAGGGTGACTGTTTCTATAAACGGGGTAGTGGATTCTATACAGGTTGACAGGTTTATAAAATCTATGCCAGCTTCAGATTCTCAATTTTTTAGAAAGACCATACGCAAGTTAACCCCTAATCTTGATATGACGCAGGAGTTCGTCTGCGATAATTGTGGCCACGAGCAGGACCTGGAGGTTCCGATTACCCCTAGGTTTTTTTGGCCTGACTCCTAAATATATGGAAATGGTCTATGAGCAGTTTTTCTCTTTAAAGTATTATGGAGGATGGAGTCTGTTCGAGGCATATAATCTTCCTATTCAACTGAGAAAGTGGTTCGTAGAGAGACTGATTAAGCAACTAGAGATGGAATCGGAAAGTATGAAAGGAAATAAATAAAAGGGTACTTAGTGTACCCTTTTATTTTTTGGTAGCAACTATTTATTGTAGTGCGGAGGGATTATAAATGAACGAGAATAAGAAAGATCTAACTCCTATAGTTATTGACTTCTCTAAAGCAAGGGATGCAGAAGGGAAATTAGATGAGAGTTGGATGTTGATGTTTGGTGGACTTTTGAGATGGTTAATGCCTTCTCTCTATAAAGGATCCCTTCTTCCTCTCAAACTGAAAGGTTCACAAGCCGAAGTAGAAAGTTTTGCTAATGTTTTGTCGAAAGAAAGAAGGTATCTTGAATCGTGGAAGGACAGCGGATTAGACAGTCCCGTCACATACAAGAACAAGGGTGTTCTGGATTCTGCAATATCAAAGTTTCAAAGAGTGACTGGACTTAAATGGCCTTTTTCTAGGTAATAGAATATAAAGCGGGAAGAGTTATCCAATGGCAACTAAAAAAACTGTAGAACAGCGCAAAAGAGCACTCGACGCCCGTCGCTCCGCTGAAGCAGAGGCGACAGAGGCGCTGGAACTAAGGAAGAAGCTCGAAACAGCCGATCTGAGGGGTATCGAACTTAAGCAAAAGTTAGTTGAGTTGGCGAAAGAAGAACTTAAACTTCTGAAAGAGCACGAAGATATTCAGAATGGAATAAACAGGTTGCAATTCGACGCTACTAAAGATTCCGAAAAAAACGTAAAGAACATGGAATCGCTCGAAGCGTCTCATGCAAAAATCATGGGAAAACTTCATGAAAAAAGCATAGAACTTCAAAAGCAGACGAAAAGTCTCCAACTTCAGCAAAAGACACTCGAAGGGACAAATGAAGTAGTAGACAGTATTGGCAGTTTGCTGGGCATACAAGAAAGCAAAGTCGCCAAAATGCTAAAGACGAACTGGCAGAATTTTAACGCCCTCCGGAAGATTCATAAAACATCCACCTTGCAAAACGGTACCATAAAGGCAACCGTAAAGTATGCACAGGCGTGGGTGAAAAGTCTTTTGTCGGCGGTCCACCCGCTTAACATCATAGGATCTTTGATGTCATCCATATTTAAAGCAAGCATTGAGTTGTTTTTTGAGAACTCTAAGCAGATCGCCAGCATGAATAGATCCATAGGCGATACAGGTACATTAGCAAAGGCGGCAGGCAAAGCGGTAAACTGGGGGATGGGTGTCGAGATCGCAGATGTTGCATCGGCCGCCGCAGGATTAGCGAGTACTTTTACTTCTCTCACTTCTATGGCGGAGAAATCCCAAACTGCCGTAGTCGGCATGGGTGCTGAGTTGGAAAGGGTGAATGTGGGGGCGAGCACCACTGGCCAGGGAATGACTTACCTCACGAGGGCAATGGGCATGCCTCTTCGTAAAGCGACTAAGCAGTGGAAAATGATGGCGGTGGAAGCACAAGCGTTTGGTAAGACTCCTCAAGTGTTTGCTAGCGAAATGGTGAGTGCCACTAAAACTTTGAGTTCGCACGGTCCAAAGATGATGGAAGTGTTCAGAGATTTACAATCAGTTGCCAAGGCAAGCGGTGTTGAATTCAGCAACCTCTTGAAGATTGCTAATAGGTTTGATACGTTTGATACCGCTGCGTCTTCTGTTGGTAATTTGAACGCCCTCCTCGGCGGCGACTATATGAATACCCTAGAGATGATGAATATGACCGAGGCGGAAAGAATTAGAACGCTCAAGAGTTCTCTTGAGATGAGTGGGCGAAACTTTGATCAAATGGAAAGGTTCGAGCGTAAAGCAATTGCAGAAGCAATGGGAACAGATGAAGCAACTCTTGCACAGACAATGAAGATGTCAAACAAGGAAGCCAGGAAAGCAAGGCGCGAAGGAAAGAAGAAAGAAAAAGATCAAAAAGCATATAATAAAATGATTAAGCAAACAGTTGATATCGTAACACGCTTGCGGTTGTTGTTCTTATCTATATTTGCTAAGACAGGATTGATGCAAGCGTTTGGAAAAGCATTCGGAGTGTTCACTAAAGAGTTAGGTCCCAACGCGCCTTTAGGCAAGAGCATAAGGGAGATAACCGGCATACTCGGAGATTTCCTTGCTATGGTAGTAGAATTAGGTGTAAAGTTATTTAAGGATTTTACAAAAGGGGATAGCGTTGTCATGAAGTTGCTTGGGTCATGGGCTAAAGATTTGAAAAAATGGAAGAAAATGATAAAAGAAGGTAAGTGGGAGCAGGTTGTTGCAGAATTTAAAACAAAATTTTCCGACAGCATTGCGACAATTGGAGAATGGTTGGCGAAAAACGAAACGTTGAAACCTATTCGCGAAGCTATGCTCGGAATGTTCAAGGGAGTTGCTGGACCTGCTATGATGGAACTTGGGAAGTCTTTTGAAGAGGCAGGAAAAGACGCCGGATGGCTTGACTTTGGAGACAAAGCGCTGGCAAACTTCGGCAAGACGCTACAAAGATCAGCGAAAAAGATGAGTTCGCAGGACATCACCAAGGGACTGGTAAAGACAGGGCAAAAGAAGATGAGTCCGCAGGACAAAATGGCATTACAAAAGATAGGCGGGGAAACCATCGCTCCGATAGCGAAAGGGATGGAGAAGGAAGGACCATCTATCATTGATACGATGACTGGGTTTTTCAACACCGGCGCCGACAAGGTGGTAGCAGATACGTCTGCTAATTCGAAAAAAATACATGCAAGTGCTAAAAAAATAAATAAGGCGTTTGAAGAAGGATTGAAACCAAAGAAAATAGAAAAAATGTTTAAGGAATTGATAAAAGTTACTGACGAGTGGGGGACATCTCTAGAAAAATCGGCAGATAATTTATCAAAGCTTGCTTCTGCTGCTTCTGGTAAAGGTGGTGCTGAACAATATGCAGGCACAAAGATCGTGATGGAATTAGAAGGAACCAAGTTGGCGGAATATATATTAGATACTGTCAACAACAAGGCAACGGCAACCGGATAGGCATAAAAAGAGGTTTTTGAAATGGCAAACGAAAGAAGAGAAATAAGCAAAGAAGAGTTTATGGCAGGCAAAGGTGCTGAAGACACAGCGCGCAAGCAGGACCAGCCCCGCGAAGCAGGTTTAGAACCTGGCAACAAACTTCCTCAGCCCATTTTCAAAGTAAGTAGTGATAATGAAAGCAGTAGAGATAGGTTTTATGCCCCCTTCAACGATCCTACAGACCATCTAGCAAATACTAAAAAGCAATATATTGAGATATATCATATTCCCACAAAAAGAAACATTTTCTTTAAGTTGTTTCTGACCGATTTCCAAGATGTTTTCACGGCAGAATATCAAAAAGAATCAGTTTTCGGAAGGATGGATCCAATTGCAACCTATAAGAGAACCGGAAGAGTTATTACTTTGTCCTGGGATATGCCATCCAGCGGACTTGACGAGGCAAAAGAAAACATGGCAAAGGCGAATAGCTTGATCCAAATGCTCTATCCGGTATACGACAACTCAACGGCCGGCACAGGTGGCGCCACGACAATGAAGTCTGGACCAATCTTTAAGGTCAAAATGGGCAATTTGATTGTGCAGCCCGGGCGTTCGCTACATAGTGGCATGGACGGCCCCGCAGTAGAGGCAGGACTCTCAGGCATCATCGAGGGATTCACTTACTTGCCAAGATTAGAATACGGAGTTTTTGATCCCGGGGCCCTTATTGGAGGACAAAGTTTTAATCAGCACCTTGGAGGAGAGGTGCGAAATATCCAAGCAAGCCCGGCCACCGCTATGTATTGGGGTGAGATATATCCTAAAGTACTGAGCGCTCAAATTACTTTTACAGTCTTACACGACACTCCTTTGGGTTGGGAAATGGATGGGCAAGGGAACGCCAAACTTCGTCATAAAGCTGCCGGCGGCAGTGAGAATCGTTTTCCGTATGGAGGAGATAACGCTCCATTTACTTTAGATGCCCAAAGAAGAAGCGGACCCAAAGTAAGGCAAGCAGATTGGCGCTCTTTTCTGGATCTCCAGTCTCAATTGGCAAAAAGAAAAATCCAAGTAAGAGCAGGGAAACTTCTTCAACCCGTAAGAGATGGTGTAAAGTTTTTCGGTGGCACAGAACCGTGAGCAGCGGATAACTTATAGGATATACTTTATATGACTTCTCGATATGACAATAGAATGGCAGCAATAAACGATTTACCTATGTATCGCTCTCTCTTGAAGAAGAGGGGCATAAGTTTTATTAGACAATATAAGACTCCCGAGACTCATTTTCCTACGGACAGAGAGATAGGGAGCATAAATGAGGTCGACCACACGTGGAAAGCAGGTGACCGGTTTTTCAAATTAGCGCACAACTTCTATAATGATTCTACTTTATGGTGGATTATTGCCTGGTATAATCAGACCCCAACAGAATCACACGTGTCTACAGGACAAGTGATCCAGATTCCATTGCCGCTAGACGCAGTTTTGCCAATGTTTATGAGGGGGTCATGATTTATGGCCACCTTCGATAAGCACGGCACCTCAGAGAGTCCTGTAGTCAACAACCCTGAACCTCCAAAACAGAAGGAGGTTAAAACCCTCAATCGAAAAGGACTAACTCGCGAGCAGTATTACCAAAAAGAACTCAAGGCGATTGAAGCGCGTAGACTTGAGCGCACCGCGAAGTACTTTACGGACTTCCTCGATCCTTTCACCGGAGAGAAACGAAAAGGGCGCGAACCCGGGCAACGGATTATCAAAAAGATAGACGATAGAGCCGTTGAAGAAATACGCGGTGCCAAGAGAAGGAAGGGTGTTCCATCTAGAAAGACTGTTGCTGACAAAAAAGAAAAGGTTGGCGAGCCTGCATGGAAAGAAAAACTAGCAAAGCAGACAGATCAAAATTATATTGCTGCTAATTTTTTAGCATTTTCTGATCTAGATCAGAGACCGACCAGAGGGGCCGAAAAAGTCTTAACAGGAGAGCGTCGAAATACGCTCCCAGGCGCTAGCACTACTCTCCAGAACTTGATATTGGTATCCAACTATAAGGGAAATTTGATCAACAAACTTACTAGCAGTTCTAAATTGGGACCACTGATGAATGCAACGCCATTTGAGCTTAGTCAGTTGACTCCTTATTTTCGTGTTTGCAAGAGAAAGGGTAAAAAACTAACAGAATTTCAATTCTTAGATCACTTGAGATGGACCTATAATTTAAAAAAAGATGAACCCCTTAAAGATATTTTGGGTTCGAATGGGCAGGGAGTGGGATTCAAGCAATTTAACTGGCAGACAACGGGGACTAACCTTTACAGCGCTCCGCGCACCCTAGTGGCAACTCTCAAATTGCATTTTCAGTCTATATCAGAATTGGCCACGAGCGCGCACATTAATCATGGTGCGGAAGGAGAGGACGATATCAGGTGGTATGATCTAATTGTGCGGAGCGAGAGACAACCAGGTCCAGACAGAGAGTGTCCAACTGGCATTCCAGATGTTGATACTTTTCTAAAAACAGATTTGACCCCTGCGCAGGCAGAAGAATGGACTGCTAAACCACAAAAAAGAAATGATGATGAAAATAAATCTGGGTTTTCTCTTATGGTGGAAGTTGGTTGGAAATATGGAGTCAATAGTACTCTTAGCGAACCTTTTCGAAACGCGGTAGATAATAGCCGGGCACTCTTAGACTTGACGTTGGTTAGTCATAAGTTTAACTTTAGAGAGGAAGGTACTATTGATTTAGATATCGAGTACGTGGCACGGTACGAAGGAATTATGAGTGATTACCGCTCTAACATATTCAACCTAACTGCTGAAGGAAAGAATGCCGACATATTTAAAGAACTTGAGCAGAAGAAGAAAGAGATAGAAAGTTTAGAATCTTCTATCTCAAGTCCCGTCGGACCATTTGCTTGCTATGAAGACCGAGGTGTCACGAGGAGACAGCAAAGGGCGCTTGACAAGAAGTCTGAGAAAATCGACGAAGAGATATCTAAACTAGAAGAAAAGGCTGCTTCACTAACAAAGAGTTTGACACTCTCTTTGTACGGGAAGTTTACCCAGTATTTAATTAACAAAAACAAGTTGTTATTTGTAGATGTCGAGGAACAACTTTATGCAGAAAACAGTTTGCCTCCAAACCTCATCTCTGCGGACACGGTGAGCGGTCCAGACGCAACGGAGTCTGCCTATGTGACAGAAGTGTTACCCTCGCCTGACGAGAATACCCTGAGACACCTTCAGGTGGAAGATAAGGATGATCCAGAATTAACAGATATCGATGGGGAAAAGATTAAAAAGAAAATGGATGTTGCTTTTGGCGCCAAGAAAGCAAAAAAAGAAGGACTAATCCGTGTTACGTTTTTCTACTTAGGTGATCTGATTAATTTTTATGCAGGAGTATTGCCGGATAAGGATGCCAACGATGTTGATAAATTTGAAATAGTTTTAGGTGATTTATCTTTTCTTGATTATGGAAGAGTGGCTAATATTGTAGATACAAAGACGGGCGAGGCGCTGCAAGAAGGTCCTATTTCGGAGGAAGAGCAGGGAAGAGTCACTGAAGAAATCAAGGAAACTGTGATCAGGAGAGGGACTGAACTGGTAGTAAGCCGTAACATGGCAAATCTTCCAATCTCATTTGATGCTTACACCATGTGGTTTACGGACGAGATTGTTAACGGGGATACAGTTTTTACTTTTAAGCAATTTATTCAATCTCTTCTGACAAAGTTGGTTGTGAGTACACTTGAGAGTGCTGAAAATATATCCATCGGCGCAGATATAAGAAGGTCTTTGAAGGAAAGAACACGCGTGAAGGTGGGCGTTGTGGCAGGAGAGAATCCACACCTGCGCCGCAGTCAACTGGTGTATGAAAAGACAAACAATCAAGGCGATGGCGACGGCGATGGTGAAAGTAACCTTTTTATTAAGACTTCGACTCTTGACCCCAATACAAACAGAGGTACCAATAACAGGCAGTTTTTTATTCTTCATGGATCGCGGTTACCGTTTGCTTCTCAAAAAGTAGATGAGTTGGAAAACGCTAGCGAAGGAGTGTATCACTTGAAGATCGGCGCATCGAAAGGTCTCGTCAAGAAGATTGTTTTGGAAAGAGAATCTGGAAAGAGAATTAGAGATGCTAATATCATGCGCGCATATAGGCAAGGCGGCGCCGGAATAGGAATTCTCCAAGAACCCTATAACGCTACCGTAACTCTTTTTGGCAGTGGGTTTTTCCAACCCGGTCAATATGTCTATATCAATCCAACAAACATCGGGTTGGGGACATCTGTTGAGAGATATTCGATTGCGCGCTCACTGGGCATAGGTGGGTTCTATATAATTACCAAGGTATCCACAGGCATATCTGAAGGAAAGTTGGAGACTACGCTAAAATGTATTTTTCAGAATTACGGATACCTGCCAGATTCTGGGGCAGTTGGCGCTGGGGAACCTATTCAGGAACTAAGGTCAGGAAGAGGGGTTACAAATAGCGAGCAGAGGATTGATTCAACGCCAAACGTAACCACTCCGCAATCATGAAACCGCATAGGTCGCTAAAGGAAGAAGAGGAAAATGAAACTAAGCGTTGGATCAAACAATAGTCTTGCTCAAGAAGCATTTTTTGAACGTCAAAAATATGCCAACAATTATCCTCCCGGCATAAGAGACTACAGAAAAATTGATTTTTGGTATAATGAAATATTGTTTGGACGTGTTAGTCAAGAGGGAGATGTTGTATATCCTTCGGAAGCATTTCTTAAGCAGTTAAATAATATAAAAGACCGATCTTACTTTGTTCTCAACTTTGTTGCGGATGCGTATGAATCTTTTCGAGAAGATATGCTGTTGCAAGAAAGCCAAAATCATTTTATCAATATAGATGGAACTCCGTTTGAGGATCGCTTTGAACCAACAAGAGCATGGATCAGCACTAATGATAATTACGGTTCTTATGTACAAGATTATTATAATAGTTTTTTGTTTCCTTTCATTTCTCAACCTTCTCGTCTAGACGAGATAGAAGATTTTGATGATTTTATTACTGCGTTTACGAGATTCGTTCATAGAGCGTCTTTGGAGATTCCTTTTACGAGGACAGAATACATCACCAGCAAATATTCTTCTCCCCTTACTAGCGGATTGGTTATAGAGTTCGCAGAAAAACCTCATGGAGACGACATTCCTAAAATACTTGAGTTTATTAATAATGTTAATTTTGAATTGTATCGTGAAATCGCCAATCGAAATGGTTTCGCGGTGGACATGAACGCCCCATGGCGCCTCATCGCTGATGTTGGGTCCTATGCGATAAAGAAATTTATGAATTCTTATTCAATTAATTTGAATACTATGTTTGACACCTACTACTATAAGTCTTCCTTCTTCGATATTCCAACTTTAAAAGTATATCTGTTTGATTTTTATAATTTTTTTGTTCAGTCTTTTCCGAAGATCCGCTCGCCAATCCTCGGCGCCGGACCCTCCGGGAATATTAGCTTGACAGCGGTGCGCACCCGTGCTATAATAACACGTGACGAATATGCGAGAAAATACACCAACCTTTTTTGGGTGCGCCTGTGTCTCTACCTGCGCGCGAAAGAAACTAATAGAGATTGGGATCAACACAAGTTTGACCATGTGGTCCAACGTGCGAGTGATTTTTTAATATATTCTGGAGAGCAGGCGGCGCTCAAGTTTATCAACAAGGAAGTAAAACGTGCACCAGGCGAGTATTTGCAAATTGAAGAATTTCGGAAAGGATCCTTCAGATTTAAAAGGAAAAGAGGATGAAGTGGGGAATGTCTTTACTGTTTTAGATCTAAAAAAGGAATGTTTAGGATATTATTATGACGGGGATATCAAAGAGGAAAGAACAGAAAAACAATGCGTTACTTGGGACTACAAACCCGGGTTCCACGATGATGATATTGAATATGTAGAGTTGTATACTTCGGGTAAGTCCTTGACGGAAGCATGCCCAGACCACCTGAAAGAAGAGTGGGGGAAACTGCAAGATAGAAAGGCGGCATTTCAAAATGCTTTGGTGATTTCTAAAGTAGATCTCGATAATGTATGCGCATATGATGTTCTTCCGCAATGGTTTTTGAAAGAGTATTCACAAGTTAAGTGTGACATAATAGAGTGGATTTTTCATAACACAGATAGACCTTTAAACTATGAAAAAATACTAAGTTTAGAAAAACTTTTTGCGGAGATAAGAAGCAACTCTCTAAGCATTGATCTTGGTGCTATGAAAGATGAGATATCTTCGCTTGTCGTGAGACAGAACTTGAAAAAGTTGACTAGCGTGAGCAACACAGTTACGTATAATCAACATGGTTCGATCACCGGTCGCCTTACGCTAGAGAAGGGTAGTTTTCCTATCCTAAACCTTCCCAAAAATTTTAGAAAGGTGCTTAAACCTACTAATGATTTTTTTGTGGAGTTCGATTATAACGCAGCAGAGTTGAGAACACTTCTTGCATTATTGGGGGAAGAGCAACCGCAGGAGGACGTACATAACTGGAATATACAGAACGTGTTCAGCGGATTACAGGATCGAGAGGAAGCAAAGAAGCGAGTGTTCGCCTGGTTGTACAACCCCGAATCTAAAGACCATCTTTTGAATAAGGCGTATAATCGTGATGAAGTGTTGTCTAAGTATTGGGATGGCATGAAGGTTACGACTCCATTCGGCAGAGAAATAGAAGCGCGCGAGCATTATGCTCTTAACTACTTGGTTCAGAGCGTGACCAGTGATCTAGTTTTAGAGCAAGTGCTCAAAGTACATGAGTTTATTAGGGAAACGTCGTCAAAAATAGTTTTTTTGATTCACGACAGTTTTGTGCTTGACATTCCCGCCGAAGAGCGGTATAATATACCAGAGATCAAAAACATATTTGCGTCAAATCGTTTCGGGAAATATATGGTTGGAGTAAGGGCAGGAAAAGATTTCGGAAGGATGAGGGAGATCAGAGTATGATTAATATAATAGGACTTGGTAACGCGGGTTGCGCAATTGCTGATTTGCTGGGGGAGCATGACCCCTATACTGTGTATAAGGTTGACACAAACCTTCCTAAGCAAAAGAACTGTTTTTCTATTGCCAAGCGCGACGATCCAGAACACTACGAAAGCAAGTTGCCAGCGAAAGTCATCAACTCTCTTAAAAAGATTGAAGGCGACGTTGTGCTGGTTGTGGGCGGCGGAGGAAAGATATCTTCTGCTGCATTGCGGATTTTAGAGTGTGTAGGAGGGAACCCAATTGAACTTATCTATGTGAAACCTGATCTTGCTGCCTCTTCTGAGTTGGTGCAGACGTTGGATAGAATAACTTTCAATGTCTTTCAGCAGTATGCTCGCTCTGGGGTTTTCCGGAGACTTTACGTTGCTTCCAATAGCGAGATTGAGAGGGTCATAGGGAACATTCCCCTTTCTCAATATTATCAAAAGATAAATTCAGTAATCGCAACAACTTTTCATATGTTGAATGTCTACAAAAATACGCCCGCCAATTTTTCTAGTTTTTTAGACTCAGATGGAATATCGCGGATATCAACAATAGGAGTGGGAACAATTGAAAAGATGACAGATCAGATGTTTTTCCCGCTTGAACATATAAACGAGAAGGAGTATTATTTTGCGATAAACCAGAAACAGTTAGATGAAGACCCAGATTTATTGACCAACATTAAGCGGAGGACACAGCAGAAAAATTCAACTATTAAGGCGGGGTTTGGAGTATATTCCACTCCCTATGATCAGAATTACATTTATATTTTAGAAAACACAAAAATCATACAAGGAGTAGATTATGATGAGTAAGATTTATACAGGCATGTTTGTTAAGAAAAATCAGGAATTGAGGCACATGACCTTTGTCAAACTAGAGGATATTCCGGAGGAGTTTCTAGAGTCCAAGTTATCTGGGCAGAAGAACGACCGAAAACTTCCAGATAGGTTAGAACTAGTATGGGACCTGGACCGGGATAATTTTCGTGTCTTTAATTGGGAATCCGCAGTCGGGCAAATCAGGGAAATAGAAATGACCGATGATGAGAAAGAGAAACTTTTTGAAAATAAAAGCTTGACAGAATAATTTTGCCGTGTTATAATGGTGGTTGTCAAATCGACAGAAAGAAAAAGGAGTAAATTATGGCAATTGATATGAAGAAAATGCAAAGTAAATTTAATAATCTTAAATCTCGTAGTGGGGGAGGTTCGTTTTGGAAACCTAGTGAAGGCAACCAAACCGTTCGGATTCTGCCAACAGAAGATGGAGACCCTTTTAAGAGTTTTTACTTCCACTACAACATTGGCAAAGAGAATGGTTTTCTTTGTCCAAATAATAATTTTGGCGACAATTGTCCTGTTTGTAATTTTGTGAAGAATCTTTACCGAGAAGGTGACGAGGAATCCAAAAATATGGCAAGACAACTGAATGCTAAAAGTCGCTTCTTCTCCCCCGTCATTGTGCGGGGTGAAGATGGCGAGGGTACCCGCGTCTGGGGATTCAGCAAAACTGTGTATGAGACCTTACTTAGTTTAGTGCTTAATCCTGAATATGGGGATATCACCGACCTGGAAACGGGTGTCGATCTTGATTTACAATACGGCAAGCCACCCGGTGGTCAGTTTCCCGTCACTAAACTGACCCCACGTCGTCAGTCTAGCTCACTTTGCGAGGAATTGAGTGATGACCGGTGCAAGGAACTTTTGGATACTATTCCTGATTTTAGTACCTTGTTCGAACGTAGAAGCACCGCCGACGTGCAGAAGATGCTGGATGAACATCTGGCAGGTGATAATCCTGAAGGTTTTTCTAATGAAACACAGAAATACACCTCAGATTCGGAGAAGGTAGATAAAGCGTTTAGCGATCTGCTTTAGGAACCCCTCCCACGGGGAGGCACAGGGTTATCAGGTGCCTCACTTTTGTCTCCATCGTCTAGTGGTAAGGACTCTGCCCTTTCAAGGCAGTAACAGGAGTTCAAATCTCCTTGGAGGCACACATTTAAGCAGGAGGAACTTTCGTGGCAAGAATTAAATCAAAAGCAGGCAATCTGAGCGTCAGTGAAATGCGCAACTTGATTAACAAGAAAGCGGGCATGCCAGTGGCGCATGACTTAACCTCGGAAAATCCATCAGAAGTTACAGACTGGATCCCCACGGGTTCCACCTGGTTGAACGGTATCATTTGCCGCGGCAAGATGGCGGGAATCCCGGTAGGAAGAATTACTGAGATTGCAGGGATGGAGGCAAGTGGTAAAAGTTACATGGCGGCACAAACTGCTGCTAGCGCTCAGAAGATGGGCATCGATGTTATATACTTTGATTCTGAATCCGCGATTGATCCTTCGTTTCTTGAGCGAAGCGGCATTGATTTAGAAAATATTGTGTATTTGCAAGCGATGTCTGTCGAGTTTGTCTTAGAGACGATAGAAGAACTACTGAAATCGAATGATAACAGGATGTTATTTATTTGGGACTCGCTAGCGCTCACTCCAGCAGTGAGTGATGTGGAAGGTACCTTTAATCCGAATGAATCCGTTGCAGTGAAAGCGCGAGTGTTGGCAAAGGGGATGTCGAAACTAATAGTTTCGCTAGCAAATTCCAAGTCAACGTTTTTGGTGCTTAATCAGTTGAAAACAAATCTCCAAGTTCAAAACCCGAAATATGCTACTGATAGTGAGAAGTATACAACTCCTGGTGGCAGATCTATGATGTACGCTTATAGCTTACGTATTTGGTTGACGGGAAGAAAAGGGAAAAGTAGTTTTATTGTAGATGACAAGAATTACAGAATTGGAAATGAAGTTAAAGCACGTTTAGAGAAATCTCGCTTTGGTACTGCGGGTCGCACTTGTAATTTTAAGATTATGTGGGGAGAAGATGTGGGCATTCGGGATGATGATAGTTTATTTGAGGCGGTACAAAGTTCAAAACAATTAAATAGTTCAGGTGCATGGTGGACTCTCAATTACGGCGACAATACTACAGAGAAATTCCAGTCACCTAAGTGGTCTGAGTTAATGGCGCAGGAGAAATTTAAAAACAGAGTTATGGAACTCTTCGACGAAGAAGTTATCCTAAAGTTTGACAAAAGGTTGGTGGAGGCAGATCATTTTTACGAACAAGAAGAAGCGGAGGCAGAATGAGTTCTGTTTCATTTTTCTTATGCCTTGCGCTCACTCAAACTGACTACTCTTATGCACAAGTAAGGTCTGCATGTGAACTTCTCCCCTTTATTACGCAAGAGTCCCAGGACAATGAAGTTGATCCAGGATTAGTGCTTTCAATAATAAAAGCAGAGAGCGCCTGGCGCGCCCAAGAGGTTGGAAGGTCTGGAGCATGCGGATTGATGCAAATCGCTCCCACAGCGACTCCTGTGCCCTCTGGGGGGGTATATTCGTGTGCTCAGTTGAAAGATCCTTATGCAAATATTCGCGCTGGCATTGAAATAATAAAATATTGGATTGATATGGCGGGAGGAAACATGACATTGGCAATTTGTGCATACGACGCGGGGTTTTCGTGCTTTGAAGAGATGCGATATGATTATGTCGAAAAAGTAGCAACAGAGTACGAGAAACTGATTGTGGCAACTTCTAACTTAGGAGGAATACGTTGAAAAGATTGATGGTGGTTGACGGCAATAACGCCTTTATAAGACACTATATTGTTAATCCTTCAATTTCTACTAATGGGCAACCGATTGGTGGTTTGGTGGGTTTTCTCAGAGGACTTCAGAAGTTAAGTAGGATGATACGACCTGATGGCATCGTAGTAGTGTGGGACGGTGCTGGCGGCAGCAGGAAAAGAAGGTCAATGGTGAAGACCTACAAAGAGGGAAGAAAACCTATTAGACTCAATAGGAACATTAGAAATTTAGATGAGAATGAGGAAGCAGCGAATGCGATGTGGCAACAACTGCGAGTGGTAGAGTATCTTAATAAAACTCCGGTTATTCAATTTGTTTACCCAGAAGTGGAGGCAGATGATGTCATTGCTTATGCATGCAACATGTCTGGATTCGCTGAGTGGCAAAAGGTGATAGTATCAAGTGATAAAGATTTTATTCAGTGTTGCGACAACAACACCATTCTTTACCGCCCAGTTCAGGACGAAATTCTGAACGAAAAAGAGATAGTAGAACAGTTTTCTATTCATCCCACTAACTTTGCTCTGGCGCGCGCAATAGCGGGCGACAAATCAGATAATCTTCCTGGAGTTTCTGGCGTAGGGTTGAGCACTATCGCCAAGCGATTGCCTATGCTGAAAGAAGAAGATTCGTTCTTGCTAAGTGACTTGGTAACATACTGCCAGGAAAAATCTAAAGAAGGAAGCAAAGTTAAGTTTTATGATCTCATATTAGAGAATATGGAGTTGATCGAGATAAATTATAAAGTGATGCAGTTATATAGTCCGCCCATCTCAGTACAGACATCGCAGTCTATCGACTCTACATTTAAAATGTACGAACCTGAATTCAGACAAACCGAAGTGATCAAGATGCTTTTTGCCGATGGATTCCCACAGGTAAATTTAGACGAAGTTTATAGTGTATTTAAGAAGATTGTACGGGAGCACAAAGAAAATTATTGACAAATATTGAAAAATGATATATGATTAGATCATGATTGAAAGACGGGTGAAATAATGATCGAGGAAGAGAAAAAGACTTTTGGGTCTTTTGGAAAATCATTTCAAGAATCGCTAGCAAAGTTGATTCTTGAAGATTCTAAATTTGCAAACCAGATTGGAGAAGTGCTGGATATGAACTTCTTCGAATTGAGATATTTGCAAGATTTTGTAAGAAAAGTATACGCTTACAGGGAGCAATACAAAACACATCCCAGTAAAGATACTTTTGAGAGCATTTTAAAAAATGAATCTGACAATGTAGGCGGCAGCACAGTCCGCAAGCAAGTAAGAGATTTTTATGTTAGGATGCTTTCTGGGCGCTGCGGAGACGTAGATGAAGAATATATAAAAACTAATTCGTTAGATTTCTGTAGGAAACAGAAACTACAAGAGGCGATGCTTAAGAGTGTGAAACTCATGCAGGATTCTTCCTTTGATGAAATAAGTAAGATCATCAATGATGCGCTAAAATTAGGACTTAGTACAGATTTTGGATACGAGTTCATTGAAGATTTCGAACAGCGATATCAATTAGTTTCTAGAGGTCCCATTACTACGGGTTGGGATGAGATAGATAGTATTTTGCGCGGCGGTTTGGGAAGCGGAGAGTTGGGTGTCGTCATCGCTCCCACTGGTGTGGGAAAGAGCATGGTCCTGACTAGACTTGGCGCCATGGCAATTCAATCCGGCAAAACTGTAATACATTACACTTTGGAACTTCAAGATGTGAGCGTCGGAAATCGTTATGATAGTTGTATTACCGGCATTAAACTTAATGAGCTGTACAACAAGAAAGAAGAAGTCTTTAAGAAGATTTGTGACATTCCCGGCAAACTCTTGATAAAAGAATATCCCACAAAATCTGCTACAACGAGCACGCTTCGGAACCATCTGGAAAAACTTCAACAGCGCGATATTGATGTCGGAATGGTTATCGTAGATTACGGTGATATTTTAAAACCTATTTTTCATTCAAAAGAGAAAAGGGATAATCTCGAAACTATTTATGAAGAGTTGAGGGCGATTGCTCAAGAATTTGAGTGCCCGGTCTGGACCGCCTCACAAACAAATAGGAGTGGAATTAACGCAGAAGTTATTACCATGGAATCTATAAGCGAAGCGTATTCAAAATGCTTTGTTGCGGACTTTATTTTTTCGGTTTCGAGGACGGTTGATGACAAGATGAACAACACCGGTAGAATTTTTATAGCTAAAAATCGTAATGGTATCGACGGAGTAGTTTATCCAATTTTTATGGATGCTGCTAATGTTGATATTAAAGTGTTGCCTCAGTCTAGTCTCGCTTCCGGAGACGAAAAATTAAGTAAAGTACAAAAAATGTATAAAGAATTTCGCGAATCGCAAAGTTCATAAAAGAAGTGGAGGCATAAGAAATTATGGAGTTGTCTAGTAAAATTTTAAGTGATATCACAGTACACATGAAATATGCGCGCTTTCGGGAAGATCTCAAAAGAAGAGAAACTTGGGAAGAGTTGGTGACGAGGAATAAGGAAATGCACTTAAGAAACTATCCTCAGTTGCACAACGAAATAGAAGAGGCATATCGCTTTGTTTATGCGAAAAAGATACTTCCTTCAATGCGATCTTTGCAATTTAGTGGACGACCTATCGAAATTTCTCCTAATAGAATTTATAATTGTGCTTTTTTGCCGGTTGACGACTGGAGAGCATTTAGTGAAATACTTTTTTTGCTCCTAGGAGGAACTGGCGTCGGGTATAGCGTGCAGCAGCACCATGTCGAGAGTCTTCCCGAGATAAGGAAACCAAACCCAAATCGTACTCGGCGCTATTTAATCGGCGACAGCATCGAAGGTTGGGCAGATTCCGTAAAGATTTTAATGAAATCTTATTTTTTTGGTACATCTACTATTAACTTTGACTTTAGTGATATTCGAACAAAAGGTTCTCAGTTGGTAACAAGCGGGGGAAAGGCGCCCGGGCCCGAGCCATTGAAGATTTGCTTGCGGCAGATCAAAAGCATTCTTAATGAGAAAGCAGATGGTGATCAATTGCGCCCTATTGAAGTGCATGATATTGTGTGTCACGTTGCTGACGCAGTTTTGGCGGGTGGCATACGCCGCGCTGCATTGATCTCTTTGTTTTCAGCAGATGATGACGAGATGATTTCGTGTAAGTATGGCAATTGGTTCGAGCGCAACCCGCAACGTGGGCGCTCCAACAACAGTGCAGTTCTCTTGCGGCATAAGATAGATCGAGAGTTCTTTGATGGGTTGTGGGAAAAGATTAAATTAAGTAATAGTGGAGAACCAGGAATTTATTTTTCTAATGATAAAGATTACGGCACAAATCCTTGTTGTGAAATTGCTCTCCGCGCATTTCAGTTTTGTAATTTATGTGAGGTAAACGCCGCAACCGTTGAAGACCAAGAAGATCTCAACGACCGGGTTAGTGCTGCTGCACTTATAGGAACTCTTCAAGCAGGATACACTAATTTTCATTACTTACGTTCTATTTGGCAGCGGACTACCGAAAGAGAAGGATTGATCGGGGTGAGTCTTACTGGTATTGCCTCAAGAAGGTTGGAAGACTTAAATTTGAAAGAGGCCGCGAAAGAAGTAAAAAGGGTGAATAAGGAAATCGCCGAAAAGATTGGGATCAATTCCTCCGCGCGCTGCACCACGATAAAACCGGCGGGTACAACTTCCTTGGCGCTGGGTTGTAGTTCGGGGATTCATGCGTGGCATAGCGAGTATTATATACGACGAGTAAGGGTTGGTAAAAATGAACCAATTTATTCATATCTCGCAGAGAAACATGCTGAATTGATTGATGATGAATATTTCAGACCTCATGACACAGCAGTTATTTCGGTACCACAAAAAGCTACAAAAGGAGCAATATTGCGCGGCGAGAATGCCTTAGTGTTGCTAGAGAGAGTGAGATCGTTTTATGAGAAATGGGTCAAACCCGGTCATTCTAGGGGGCAAAATACTCATAATATTTCAGCAACTATATCTATCAAAGATGGGGAGTGGGACGAAGTGGGAGATTGGATGTGGCATAACCGTCATTCATATAATGGTCTTTCGGTACTTCCTTACGATGGTGGATCCTATATACAACCTCCCTTTGAAGATTGCAGCGAGGAAACTTACGGGGAAATGATGGAGTCTTTGAGGTTTGTGGACTTGACTCAGATCAATGAGGAAGAGGATAATACGAATTTAAAGGGAGAGATTGCCTGCGCAGGCGGAGCATGTGAAGTAAAATGAAGAAACTTATGACAGAGTGGCGAAAGCATCTCAACGAGATGATATCAACTAGAGAGTTGGAAGATTTTGATGCAAAGTACAAGAATCCTGAAAGTGTTCAGATCCTAGCGTCAGAACTGCTTGATTTAGGTTGGGCGCGAGAAGCAGTCGAACATCACAAGACTGAAATTCCGCCTTTTTCGGAAATTAGAAATGTTATATTGAACCT